TGCGGGGTGGCCGAGGTCGGGCCTGTGGGTGCGGTGGCGATGCGGTCGCCTGCCACGGCGCTGATGCGGATGGTGTCGGTCTGGATGTTCGGTGCGGTGTTGCCCGAAAGCTCGACCAGATGCCATCCGTATAGCGTAAAATCGGCCTGCGCGGCGTTGATGGCGGCAAGCGCGGTGTTGGTATTGGTATCGTCCAAAATACGCGAGAGCGCGGCCACGCGGTTCTTGTGGGATGTCTGCCAGCCTGTTCCGTCATTGGCCGAGGTGAGAACGCTAAAGTCCACACTTACCCGGCTTGCCGATCTCACGCCGCCCTCGACAAGCTCGGAGCCTGCCGCCGAGACGATAACGCAAGGCAGGGCCAGCGGATCGGTCGGAACGGCATAACGAATCGGGATGCCTGCGAGCGCCGTTCCTGTGCGGGCGGCTTCGATGCGGGCGGCAAATTGGGCTTCTAATTGGCGGTGGATCATGCGGCTTGGGCTAACTTGCTCACGCGATTGTTCATTTCGCGTTCGATCTGTTTCTGGCGAAATTCAAGCAACCAATTAACCCGACCTTGGCGGATTTTGTCGCTGGCGTTTTTTGCGGTGTTCGCCATTTCGATATACATATTCAGCGGATTGCCGAAGCTCCTGCGGCCTTTTCCGCTGCCTCGCGTAAGATTGTTGCTGACAAATTCTGGCAAATTGAGCGCGCCCGCCCCTACAAGTCCGAGGTCTTTCCATGCAGCGCCCCAACCAGCCTTGAGCGTTCCAACACGCTTGGTCATTTTTTTCGTGTAGCTGTTCATTTTGCCCTTGCTAACGACAAGCTGCGACCATTGCGCTTGATTCACTCGGCCCTGAGAATTTTGCCTGCTCTTGTGCAGATTGCGGTTCGGTTCTTGGCCCACATATTGAAGATTGCCCAACTTTGGCTCGCCCACTGCCGACACTTTCCGCGTCTGTGTGTAGCTGTTGACGCGCTTTCCTTTTTTCGTGGTATAGGGGCGCACCTCAACCAGCGTCGGGGTCTGATTGTTCAGAAGATCCAAGGCGCGGGCCTCTGAGTAATTTGGGCCACCCTGTTTCATGTATCGGCTGAACGCGACAGACACCCCGCGCACTCCGCTATCGGCCAAGATTTTGCGAATGACGGCAACGCTGACAAAGACGCGGTTGATGTCTCGCGTGACCGCGCCAACGCCCTCCGCTTCGTCTTTGGGTGGAGTAATGGCAAGCAAGCCATTGTCGCCACTATCACGCACAAGCAGTCTTGCTTGGCGGATAAGTTCTTGCCCGACTTCTTTTGTTGTCGCATTGACAAACTTCGGGACGAACTTACGCAATTCATCCAGCGTAATGTCGGCTGAGACTGCCGCCGCCATAACTATTCGGCCAAGCCGCCCGCTGTGATTTCGACCACTGCGCCGTCCTGCGAGACGGCCAACACTTGAAGCTCTTGCCCGCGAACCGTCACGCGGCTCCAGATGGCGGGAACGGCGTTGTCGATCTTGTCGAAGCGCGGCTCAAAGGCGCTGGCTTGGAGCGCCAGGCGCACGCTACGGATCTGGCGAACGCCACCCTCGGCCAATTCGTCGCGGGTTTCTGTGTCGCCCACTACAGCCTTGTAGTCGATCCCGCCAATAGTCACACACTCGCCGCCGACATCGGTAATCGCGGCCACGCCAAGGATGTGCGCGGTATCTAACTGGCTTGCCATGCCCTACTCCTTGGAGTCAAAGGCGTCAGGGTTGCGGCGCTTGAAGACTTCGGCCCCGAATTTGTTTGCCGCGTCGGAGTTCTCCACATCGTAGACGGCATCTGTGGCGACCTTGGGATCAAAAAACGGGTGGTTATGCAAAAACACAATGTCGCTGTCCAAGACGATCCCAGCTTTGCGCGTGCGGTGGGAAAATTCCGTGTCGGAATAAATGCCGTGATAGTCGCCAGACAGGATTCCTCCACCGTTGCCAAGCCAGCCGAGGGTTGGCCGGGTGCAAATGAACGTCACCATGAGGCCGTCCGTGCGGTGGCCGTCTTTCACGCCAAGCACCTTCGGGCGCTTTAGGTGCGGTTCCAACGCCTGCCAAACAAGCTCGTCCCAAAATAGCGGCGGCTCGATGTCATCCTGTGCAGTGACGATGATTTGCCCTGACGATGCCTTTACTGCCGCGTTGTAATTCGCCACGGCGTTTCCGCCGACTTGATCCATGAGGCCAGCGGGCGAGAGGCCGTGCTTGAAGCGCCCCAAAACGTCTCGCGTCTCGGCATCATCCTCGGCAAAGCCAAAGATGTATTCCACGCTTTGCGGGTCTTTGGCCGCTTCCAGCCACTTCTTGCGCGTCTCGGCAGCTTGAAGCGGGCGGCCACGGGTCGGGTGGCAAACGCTGATCTTGGCCCCGCACTTCTTGAACCACTCCAATTCAAACTGATCGGCGCGCTCGGTGTCGCCATTGGCTCGCAGGGTGCAGGCGTAAAGCCCGACGCCGCCGAAGCCATAGACCACCGGGCGGTGTGTCCACGGGACAATCTCTGGCACAGGCAGGGCCATAAAAGCGCGGGCATAGGCCAAGGCATCTTGGTTTTCTCCATTGTCCAGGCTGGTGGCCGCGAGTTGGGCCAAGGCTTCCCTGCGCCACGGACTGACCTTGTAGGCCTCATGCAATAGCGATTTCTTCGGCGCAAATGCCTGCGTCCGCATGGCGAGTTGCAGATAAAGCTCATACCGCTCATCCCCTGAGAGCGATTCGTGTTTGAGCGCCTCAATGGCGAGTTCCATGCCGCGCGCATCCTCCTTCATGCCGAAATGCTCAAGGCTCCCGTAGAAAATCCAGCGCGGGTCTTTGTCCCAATCGGGCTGCGAAGCGATGATGCGCCAGTTGCGGGCATTGCCGCGCTTTTCGGATGCCTCGTCTTTCTTTTCGTCGGGGGCGTGGACAATGCGGGCGTCCTCCCACCTCACTTGCCCGTCTCCCGATTTGTCTAAGGGTTCAAGGTGTTCGTGAACAGCGCCGTCCCACTTGGCCGTGCCGCGCCGCCAGATGCGCTCACGCAAGAGGTTTAGTCCATTATTGGTCAACCGATAGGGAACCATCGCCAGCGTGGTCGTGGGGGCCGTCTCGCGCAAATGCTGGCGGATAATGTCGCAGGACTCTTGCTCAATAATATCGTCCGTATCGGCCCACATGAGCCAATCGTGGCCGTCTGCCTCGGCCATGTCCGTCGCCATCTGCCGGGCGGCGGCGAAGTTGTCCACATGATCCCAAAACTGGAACGCTTCGGCGTTTTTGTATTCGCCCGTCTTGCACCCCATTTCGCGGGCAATGTCGAGCGAACGATCTGGTTCCCTGCCGCCGCAGGCGCGGACAATGTAGATGTGGGGCGTGAGCTTTTGGAAAGCCTCAATGAATCGCCCGATGTAACCCTCGCTATTGCCAGTAATAGCGACCAACGCCAAGGAAGGCTGTGTGTCCATGCGGCCACGGCGGGCCTGTCAACTTCACCAAAAGCAAAACCCCCAGCATAGCCGGGGGTCTGCTGAACACACGAACCAGAACAGTCTTTAGGCTTTCTTGGCGAGGATCTTAAGACCCTGCGTGATGCCGTAGGTGAATCCGCCCACCACCTCAAAATTGAGGAAATGAGTCCCACTTGCTGTATTATAGTGACGGCGATAGCCCAAACCAATACCAGAGACGGGATCGACCACGGTGCGGGCTTCCAGATACTCTGAAGGAGCCTGCGGTTGGAGGGTGCGGATCGCCACGGCGATGGCCGAGGGATGCACCGCGAAGCCTGCGAGGGTGATGCTGGTGCCGACGTTGGTGGCCGGGATCAGGGTGGACTCGTAGACGTTCATGCCCGCCAGACGGCGAACCACTCCCTCGCGCACACCTTCGGGGCCGAAGTTGAGGTTAGCGAGGATGTTGGTGCTGTCGGAGAGGAGAGCGTCGTAGGCTTCCGGCTCCAAGAACAACGCGCGGTCGTTCTGCGGGGCTTTGGCCTTGGTGAGTTCCAAGCGGGCCTTGCGAACGTCAGCCATCGAGAACGAGGCCGAGGTGAACGAGGCAACCGCCGCGCCGAAGTTACCCGTGGTGATCATGCCCCAGGCTGCGCTGATGAAAGCCTGCGCCACTGCGCGGCCCTGCTCTGCGCCGATTTCGGCCAGCATCTGCGGGGTGAGCGCGGAGGACTTGCTCCACTGCGTGTCGGTGAAATCGACCGTGCTGAGATAGTGCTTGTCGATCGTGACCTCACGGGCGGTGAGGGTAACGTCTCCGTCCGCACCTTCGTAGGTGTTGTTGAACGTGGAGGCGGTGATCGAGGAGATGAGCGGGATGCTCACCACTTCGCCTTTGCGCGCGGCTTCGGCGTTGTAGTTCACGCTGAAAGCGTTCAGCGGATGGAGGGAATCAACGAACGCCTTGAGCGCCGCTGAAGAGATGATGTCGTCGTTAAGACCAGTGATGGAGGCCATGTTAGTAGGTTATTTGGATTGTTTGAGCTTGTTGATGAGGGAGAAATCGCTGGCCTCAAGCGCCTTGCGGACGATTTCAAATTTCGTAGCGCGGTCGCCAGAAGCGTAAGCGTCTTCGACCGAAACGGCGGAACCGTTGCCCGTGATGGCGTTGTCGCCGCGAGCGGCGAGTTCGACTTCCAGAGCGGACAGCTTGGTCATCGCGGCATCGAGCTTCGCGGCCATTTCCGAATCAACGGGAGCGGCGACGGGCGCGGGAGTTTCTTCTTTGGCGGCGGCGAGGCCGTCCACGGTGGATTTGAGGTCGGCAACCGAAGCGGCCAACGATTCGATGGCGGCTTGAGCGTCAAACTCAACTTTAGCGACAGAACTATTTTCAGTCATGCCCACTGCGGCGGTGTCAACTTCGGGCGTTGCTTCGGGTTCCGACCCGGCGCGGAAAACGCCGTCAGGGTTGGCGGCGGGGCGGGAAACCAGATCCACGCTGACCAGTTCTGAGACGCGGGCGAAACGCTTTCCGTCTTGCTCGTCGGGCGTTCCGCTGAACGTCATGGAAAAACCGACACGGTTTGGCGCTTTGGTCAGGATCTCGCTGTAGAAAGTGGCCTGCGGGTGCGAACCGAGAAGTTCCAAGTCAGCGCGCAATTGGTCTTCGACAATGCGAAAGTTGGCGAGGAAGCCGATGAGGGAATCAATACTTTCGTCGTGATCGACAAAGACTTTGACGGGTGAACCAGCAACGCCTGCGGCCTCGGCCTGCAACAGCGTCACATCGTCCACCATCATGGCGTGGCCGAGTGCCGGGCCAACCGTGGCGACAGATATTCCTTCAAATTTGAGGGCGTCCATACTCGGACGCGCTCATGTCAAGCAGTCGCCTTCTTGCGGCGATAGATGCGTTTGCGCTTTTTGGGCAGGGCCAACTCTGTCGGATCTTCTTTGCTTTCCAACTGCGGGGCGTTGTCCGCTGGCGCATCAATCGCCGGGACAACTTCCACCACGGCAGCTTGCGGCTGCGCCTGCTCCACCCCGATCATCACGCCAAGATCGGCGGCAAATTCGCGTTCGGTCGCAATCTCGGCCACGGCTTCCTTCCAATCAATGCCCTGCTCACCGAAGTAGTCCGAGAGCGTCATTAGCCCGGCCTTCACATCGTCGCGGCGGGCGGTGGCCTCGCGGCCTACGTCCACCGTGATCGAGCGCGGAGTTTGCCAGCCGACAGACTGCCAGCCGGGATTCATGGGAAGTTCTTTGCGCGAGATGGCGCGGGCAATCGCATAGCGCCAGAGTTTCGACAGGAACGAATTAACCAGCACATCCTGGCGGGCGGCAAAGCATCTCGCCGCCTTCTGAATGATAAACCTTTGCGCCACGCCACCGATCGCGCTGGTGTCCCAAACAAACTCGTAAGGCAGGCCAAGGCCGATGGCCGCTGCGCGAATGTATTGCTCAAGGTGTTTGTCGAGCTTCTCGTTCGGGCGGTTCATCACGAAGGATTGAATGTCCTCCGTATTCTTCATGCGCGGAACCAGCCCGCCGCCGAAAATGCTTTCGCGGGTCAGGTTGCCGTTGCTGTCCTTGCTGAAGTCGCCAAGAAATCCTTCCGCGCCGATGTTCCCTGTGGAGTTTTTGATGACGAGGCCGATGCTGCTGCCAGCCTTTGCCGCCATCATCTCAAATCTTAGAAGTTCGTCCCGATCCAAAACGCTGTTGAGCGCCACGCCGATGGCGGGATAGCCGCGCACTTGGTCGGCGCGCTCTGGTTCGTAAACGTGAAGCATGGCGTCGGCCTTCACCTCGCGGTGGCGGCGCGGGTATTCGTCGCCCTCCCCAATAAAATAGCCAAGCGGGCGCTGGAACTTGTCGAGCTTCACGCCATCCACCACCCCGCTGTTGCTTGCCGAGGTGTCGGGCGACTCCACGCGGTGCGCCTCAACAATTTGCACGGCGGGAGCGCCGTCTGTCTTGGCCGTGAGGATGGCGAAAATTTCCCCGTCCCGGTCAATGGCCTCCGACACGAGCATTTGCAGGGAGCGCATATCGTGCCGCCCGCTGATTTCGGGCGAGCGCGCCCAATTCTCCCACCATTGCTCTGCCGCATCGTCCCATGCTTGATCCCCTGACATGGCTTGCGGGCGAATGCCGATGCCGCTGCCCACGGAATACATGGCCTTGTCGCGCACTGCGCCCCTGACTATCGCGTTGTTATAGAAACATTTACGCGAAAGCGCCATGAGGCGGGTGCGGTCATAGGAGGAAAGGTCAACTTTGGAGTCCTGCGCTTGCGCGTAAACCCAACCACGCTCCTCGCTGCGGTGGTTCACGGCCTCGATCATGCGCGAGAACCCAAAGGCTGCGGCTACGCGGTCAACAAATTTGGTCTGCTTGGTCTTCATGTGCGGCTCGGGAAGCGCATTTGCGTCACGCGGCTGCTGCCAATCGTCCCGGCATTGATCGCCAGCGCCGTCTCGATGAGGCCAAGCATATCCCAACAGGAATAGGTTTGCTGAAGCGTGACGCTGCGCCCGCCAACGCTGCTTGACACCACGAACGCCTGACTCGCCCCGCCAGCAAGGATCTGAGCCTTACAACTGGCTTTGAGTTGCGAAAGTTCAGAGGCCGTAAAAACTTGGGCCAGAATAGCAGCGTCCGTCACGCACTCGCGGCGTGTGTCAAGGAGCGGGCTGGCCCGCTTGGAACTGCGACATGATGGAGTCGATCAAAACCAGCGCCATCTTCTCGCAGTCGGCAAGGTGGTTCGGCCCAAGACGCTGCCACTTCGCCACGCCTTCCTTTTCGATCAGCGCCTCCCCCTGCAACTGCGAAACGTAGTCTTTCGCTATATCTCGCGGCAGATACCAGCGCCCCCGACCATCGCGCAAAACGTCATGGTAGAGCCTTGCCTGCCAAAACTCGGCGTCGAATTGCAGCATCCAGATATTGTGACCCGCGCCCAAGATTTGCTGGAACTTCCACGGCTCGCGCAATCCCTGCGACACCGTGCGGCCCTTGGCCGCGCAGAATAGACCGCCCGACCTCGCCACGAAGTCGTAAACGCCTGCCGGGGTCTTCGCCGCATAGCCCGAATCGACCACGCCCTTGAAGCATTTGTAATGGCGGAACTTTTCCATGACCAAATCCCAACCAATCGCCGCCCCGTAATCGACAAGGTAACTGCTCCCGTCTTCGTGCAATTCGCGGATGATCCACCACAGTTCCGTTTGCTGAACGTCCACCGACATGATGCGGCCCAACATCTTGCCTTCGGGCGGCTGGCCGATGGTGTAACGCGGCGAGGCGTCCACCCGCTCGCGGATCATCGCCGTGGTGATAAGTGACCCCGCCGCCACCCAAGGCAGGGCCAGTTCTCGGTTAAAGAAATCCTGCAAGCCGCCCGGCGTCTCGCGGTCTTGGAGGAATTTAACAGCCAAGTCCGACCACCGCCGCCACGGAGCATAGAGCGAGGAAAGATGGTAACTGCGCCGCCCTGGCTCGGCAGCAAGGTCAGTCGCCCTCCACTCGCCACGCTCAAGCATCTGCGCCTTGTCGGCCTCGGTGTGCGCGTGGTCGCACTTTGGGCAATGGCAACGCGCCGACTCCGAGACAAGTTCCATGTTCCACGCGGAATCTTGTTTGGCTTCCTGCGCCCACTTGATGCGCTCCCACTCCAAGACAAACATTTCGCCGCAGGCCGCACACGGGACGAAGTATTTGCGCTGGTCGCCTTTGAGATATTCCAGCCAGATAGCACCGTCTTCGTAGCTTGGCGTGCTGGTGCAGACGATCAGATGGCGCGGGTAGGTCACGCACCGGGCTTCCGCAAGCTGGATCGGGCTGGCCTCGCGCTTGCTTTGCGTGGCGAACTTGTCCATTTCGTCCATCATCAGCAGGGAAATAGATCGGCTTGCCAGATTGGCGGGAGAGTTTGACCCGACGAACCACACGCTCATGCGGTCAAAATGCTGCTCAAGCATTCGGAAATGGTCGTTGTTGGCCGATTTGTGCCGCGCCAGCGCCGGGCAATCCTCCACCAACGGAATCCATCGCGTCTCGCAAAACGACTTTGCCAGATGCGCGGACGGCATGACCCACAGGCAAGGAGATGGCGCGCAGTCGAGGCGGTAGGCCATCCCGGCCAAGATGCACGTTGTCTTGCTCGTCTGCGCTCCCCACACCAGCGTCAGCCTGCGGGTGCGCTCGGTGCGGAAATGCTCCAAAACTTCGCGCACATACGGCGTCAGCCGCGTCGAGTAGCGCCCCGGCATGGCGCTGGTGCGCTCGCTGATTAGTAGATTGGCCTCAGCCCACTCCACCACATTTTGCACGGGACGCCAGACCCATTCGGCCCGAAGAGCGCCGTGCAGATCGCGCTCTGATCGGGCAAGCCTCATGCCACCAGCTTCGGCGTCTTGCC